CAGTTGACGAAGAAATTAATCAGGCAACTACAGGTGCTGTTGGTAAAGTAGTTGAGTGGGATGCAACAAACAGAATTTTATATTACATTCAAACAAGGCACAATGACGCTGGTGTTGATAGTAATGGAGATCAAACTGCTTTTAGTGGTGCAAACGTTATCACAGGTCAAGGTTCAAGTGCAACTGGAACACCTGACACATCTGAAAGTGGAACAGTAAACAATGTATCATTTACTTCAGGATATTCTGTACCTGAAATTGACCACGATAGTGGTGACGTATTATATGTTGAAAATAGAACACCAATACAAAGAGCAACCGATCAGACGGAAAATATTAAACTGGTCATTGAATTTTAAAGGGAGATAAATGCCAAGTCCAACTGACTTTAACCTCTCGCCTTACTATGACGACTTTAACGAAAGTAAAAAGTTTCATAGAATATTGTTTAGACCAGCATTTGCTGTTCAGGCAAGAGAGTTAACACAATCACAAACAATCTTACAAAATCAGATTGAAAAACTAGGAGATCATTTCTTTGAAAAAGGAGCAATGGTCATTCCAGGTGAAATCGGTTATGACTTAAATTACTATGCTGTTAAATTAACAAGTATAGATTCCTCAAACACATTAGCAGATTTTACAGACGGTACTGTACTTACAGGTTCTACTTCAGGTATTACGGCAACAATAGTAAATAGAGTTGCAACAGACGGTACTGATCCAGATACTTTATATGTAAAATATAGTAAGTCTGGTGGAACAAACAAAAACGAATTTGCTTTTGCAGATGGAGAAACAATCACAGGAACAAATAGTGATACAACTGCTGTTTCAGCAGTCGTTGATACAACTGCTACAGGTTCTGCTGCTCAAGTACAGGCAGGTACATATTACATTAACGGATTTTTAGTATCAGTTACTAATCAAACAATTATACTTGACAAATACACAAACACACCAAGTTATAGAGTTGGTTTATTAGTTACTGAATCTTTCATTACACCTAACAATGATAACTCTTTAAATGATAATGCACAAGGTGTTTCAAATACAAACGCTCCTGGTGCTCACAGATTTAAAATAGATTTAACTTTAACTAAAAAAACAATTGCAAGTACCGAAGACGCAAACTTTGTAGAGTTATTAAGATTATCAAGTGGTATTTTACAAAATCAAGTTAGAACAACAGAATATGCTGTATTAGAAGATACGTTTGCTAGAAGAACGTTTGACGAATCAGGTGATTATGCTGTTAGAGATTTTGATTTAGATTTAAGAGAACATTTAATTTCAGGTAACAATAGAGGTATCTACACTTCAGGTAACGGTGGTTTAGAAAGTAAAATTGCTGCTGGTTTATCTCCAGGTAAGGCATACGTTAGAGGTTACGAAATAGAAACTATTGGTACAACTTTTGTTGATGTTAATAAGGCAAGAGATTTCAATACACAAAATGCTTTTGCAACAAGATTTGACGTAGGTAACTTTGTTAATGTTACAAACGTTTATGGTGCACCAGATGTTGGTGCTGTTTCTGGTGAAACAAACGCATTTGGTAAAGTAGATTTATTTGATACTGCTACAAGTTCACGTGGTACAGGTAATACAGGAACAGATTCAGGTATCAATACAATAGGTCGTGCAAAATCAAAAGGGTTTGAATTTAAATCTGGTACGGCAACGGCAAACATTTATTCAAGTTCATCTTTAACAAGTGCTGTTTACAAACATTATCTATTTGATATTAATATGTTCACACACTTGAACATAACAACGGCACAATCATTTACAACTGGTGAAAAAGTAACAGGTGGTACTTCAGGTGCTACTGCTACAGTAGAATCAATTTCAACAACAGAAAGTGGTACTATATCAGGCGCTACACAAGCAGATCCTGCCGTAGTTACAGTTACAGGACATAATTTCCAAGAAGGACAACAAGTAACTATTTCAAGTGTTACTGGTATGACAGAATTAAATGGTAATGTTTATACTGTTAGAAATCCAGGCACAAATGATTTTGAATTATATGACACAGACGGCACAACGTCTATAGACTCTTCTGGATTTACATCATATAGTTCAGGTGGTAATGCAGCTCACGGTGTTGTTATCGTATCAAGTGTTAACGGAGAGTTTGTAACTGGTGAAACAATAACAGGTGCTGTATCTAGTAATACTGCTGTAATACAATCAGACGCTGTCGGTTTTAAAGGTGTTAGACCATTCGACTTTCCTGCTGTTAAACAAATTTACAATGATGCTACGGCGGCTTATACTGCTGATACAGTATTAGATAGTACAAACGGAGATAACTTTACACTTTCAGGTACACTAGATATTGGTTCAGGTTCAGCAAGTGTAACAGGTATTAATACTAAATTTTCAACTGAATTAGAAATTGGTGATTCAATTTCATTTACAAACGATAGTGGTAATACAGAAACTAAAATTATTGAGGCAATCATTTCAGATACAAGTTTAACTTTGTCAACTGTATCTGCTGCCGCTTCTACTAAAACAGTTGCAACAAGAAGAAGAACAAAACTACAAGATTCAAATAAAAATATTTCTATATTTAAATTACCTTATGAAAATATTAAGACATTAAAAACTACTTCTAACTCAAATATTACAGATACAAGTTTTGCTGTTAAAAGACAATTTGTTGTAACACTATCAGGTGGTTCTGGACAAATAACTGCTGGAACAAACGAGGCATTTCCATCGTCTGCTTCAGATAGTGATTTTGTAATATCAGTTGATGATGTTGCAAGTGCAGTTGGTACTGCTACTGGTGATACCTTAACAACAATCGGTAATAACCACGAAAGTAATCCAATATTTACTCAACCATCAGGAACAGGTACAGTTGTGTTTGACTTTGGTTCAAACTATGCTGACGCAAAAATTAAAATACTTGCAACTGTAAACAGATCAACTGCTGGTTCTAAAACAAAAACTTTACAAGAAGATCAAACTAAAGATGTTACTACACTTGCAGACGCAGTTAAACAAGGTGGTATTAATTTAGGTAGAACAGATATACTTCAAATTAAATCTGTTTCTATGGCAACTGCTTTTGGTGCTTATAGTGCCTCTGGTGCAATTGACATAACAAGTAGATACGAATTAGATAACGGTCAAAGAGATAACTACTATGATGTAGGTAGAATTAAATTAAAAACAGGTGAATTAGAACCTACTGGTTCATTAAGAATTACATTTGACTTCTTTGAACACGGATCTGGAGATTACTTTGATGTTGACTCATACACAGGTGTTGTTGACTATGCAAATATTCCAAGTTATACTTCAGACACAACAGGTCAAACATTTGAATTAAGAGATTGTTTAGACTTTAGACCACAAGTTGCTTATGACTCAACAGTTAATTCAGGTGGACAAGATAGAGATTTTGATACAACAAACAATGCTGTTACAGTAGATGTAGTTAAGTTTGGAACAGACGTAACTGCTGATTTTGAATATTACATTCCTAGAATAGATAAAATCTTTTTAGATAAAGAAGGTAACTTTAAAGTAGTTGCAGGTGCAAGTTCTTTAAACCCACAAGTACCTAAAAGTTTAGACGGTGCAATGCACCTTTACACATTAGAGATTCCTGCTTACACATTATCAACTGAAGATATTATAATTAAAAAAGTTGATAATAAACGATACACAATGAGAGATATTGGTAAGTTAGAAAATAGAATAGAAAGTTTAGAATACTATACTCAATTATCTCTATTAGAAACACAGGCACAGAATTTACAAATACAAGACGCAGATGGATTTGATAGATTTAAAAACGGATTTGTAGTAGATAACTTTACAGGACATAGTATAGGTAATGTAAAAAATAGAGATTACAAAGCTGCAATGGATATGGCAAGAGGTGAATTAAGACCTACGTTCAATGAGGATGCTGTTCAATTAATCGAAAGAGATGATGATGGAACTGCCATAGTTGCAAACGATAGAACACTTGCAAACTATCAAAAAACTGGTGACTTATTAACTTTACCATACACAGAATCAACTTTAATAGATCAACCTTTTGCTAGTAAAACATTAAACGTAAATCCATTTGATGTATTTACTTGGTCAGGTTCAGTAGAATTAACTCCACCAAGTGATGAGTGGAAAGAAACAGAAAGAGCACCCGAGTTAGTTATTAATAACGTTGGTGGTTTTGATACATTAGTTTCAAATTTAGGTAACGAGGCATTAAACGGTGTAGAAATAGGTACAGTATGGAATGACTGGCAAGATTTCTGGACTGGTGCACCAAGAGATGTTGCAAGTAGAGATGTTGGACCTAAATTAATGCAAGGTAGAAGAATCTTTACAAGAACCGAAGTTACAACTGAACAAACAGTTTCACAAACAAGAACAGGTGTAAGAACAAGAATAGTTCCACAAGTAGTAAGAAATTCAATTGGTGACAGAATAGTTAACGTTGCATTTGTTCCATTTGTAAGAAGTAGAACAATTACATTTAGTGCTACAAGAATGAAACCAAATACAAGAGTTTATCCTTTCTTTGATAACATAGATATTTCATCTTACGTTACAGATTCAGGTGGTGGTAGTACATTAGAAACAGATAATAACGGCGCATTATCAGGAACGTTTGTAATACCTAGTCCAACAGTTGACGCAAATCCTAGATGGAGAACAGGTACAAGAGTATTCAGATTAACAAGTTCTCAAACAGACGCAAGAACAGATGTAGAAACTTCAGCAGAGGCAGATTATGTTGCTAGAGGTATTTTAGAAACTGTACAAAATACAATTATTTCAACAAGAGAACCACAACTTGTTAGAGAAAGCACAGATGAAACAAGATCAATTGTTAGAACATCTACACGTGCAAGTGAAAGAACAATCGGTTGGGTTGATCCATTAGCACAAACTTTCTTAATTGATGATGTAGGTGGTGTATTTTTAACTTCACTTGATTTATTTTTTGCAAGTAAAGACGACAATATTCCAATCACTTTACAAATTAGAGAAGTTGTAAATGGTTATCCAGGTAAAACAATATTACCTTTTTCAGAAAAGACTTTAAATCCAAGTGCTGTAAGTACAAGTACAGACGGTACAACTGCTACAACATTTACATTTAATAGTCCAGTTTACTTACAAGAAAATACAGAATACTGTTTTGTATTATTAGCAAATTCAAACAACTACACAACTTACGTTGGTAGATTAGGTGAAACTGTTTTAGGTTCAGATAGAACAATATCACAACAACCTTATGCAGGTGTTTTATTTAAATCACAAAACGGTTCTACTTGGACTGCTGAACAAAACGAAGATATGAAGTTCAAAATGAAACGTGCTGAATTTAGTAACGTTACAGGTACAGTTACATTAACAAATGACGGATTATCTAGTAAAACTTTAAAAACTAATCCTTTAAGAACATTAAACGATAGTTCACCGATTATTAGAGTATCACACCCTAACCACGGTATGCACGGTACAAATAATAATGTTACAATTGCAGGTGTACCAACAGGTGGTTCATTAAACGGATTAACTGCTGCTCAAATTAACGGTACATATACTCAAATTTCAAATGTAACTTTAGATAGTTACGACATTAATCCATCAGACAATGTTGATTATACATTATCAATTGCAAACCCAACTGCTGCTGGAGATATTGGTGGTTCTGCTGTTACGGCAACGCAAAACAGATTGTATGATGTATTAAACTTAAATCTATCTACTATGACTGTACCAGGTACAAACATTGCTTATTCTATTAGACCAACAACAGGTCGATCAATAAACGGTGCAGAAACAGAATTTAGTTTAACAAGTGCTTCAAGTGCTGTTAATGTAGTTGCAAATGACAATATTTACTTTACATCACCTCAAATGGTTGCAAGTACAATCAATGAAATAAATCAAACTACATTAAATGGTAGTAAATCTTTATTTGTTACTATGTCGTTAACAACAACTAATACAAAACTTTCACCTGTAATTGACTTACAAAGAGTAAGTGCATTTACAATTCAAAACAGATTAAATGACCCACAAGTGAGTGATATTAATTATGTTGCAGATACAACTAATATTGGTACGTCAAGTGCCGCTGTTTATTTAACAAGACCAGTTGTATTAGAAAACATATCATCTGCTATTGATGTAAGATTAACTCAAAATGTAAGAGCAACTTCAAATGTAGAAGTTTATTATAGAGTATCATCTTCGGAAGAAGTAAGAAATATTGATGACTTATCTTGGATACCTTTTAATGGTGACGGAAGTGAAGACACAACTGTTACACCTGCTGAAGATAATGATACTTACAAAGAATACAAATATTCTGCTACAGGCATACACGACTTTACTGCCTTTCAAATTAAAATAGTGATGAAAGGTACAAATTCAGCATATCCACCTGTAATTAGAGATATGAGAGGAATTGCATTGGCGGTATAAT